TATCCATCACCTAAAACCTTCTCTAAAAATTCTTTTGTTTCCATTTTTCCCACCTTGTGCCGAAGACACCACGACAAGATACGGCACGTTATCCTTTCGGTAAAAACCTAGTCGTGGTGTAGTTCTATTAGTCGTCCCAATCGTCAACGATAGAACTCAAGTTGCCATCAGCATCCTTGGTGGGAGGGGAGGGCTTCTTAGCAACTTTCTTTGGCTCCGCCACAGCGTCCTCTGCTTCAGTCTCACCTGCATCAAAAGGGTTTTCTTCCTTTGCTTCAAACACAAACCCATCAGTTTCTTCAAATGGATTTCTATCTTCATAAGGTATGTACTTTATGACCTGTACCCCTTTAAGACGCAGTGAAATATTTTGCTTAGTACCCATCTCATATGGAGTAAATGTTACAGCTATGTTAACCGTGCTACCTGTAGTCAACATAAAATCTGCTGGTAATCTGTTACCCTTGGTATCAACCTGTATGGGTCTAGGAGTAGCTTGGTTTTTATACGCACCTTTTAAAACAGCCTTGTGCGTAAACATACCCTCGTCGTCTTTGACAAACAGACGTTCCAACTTTTCTGCCCATTTATCTTTCCTATTGGCTTGGTAGCTTTCAGACATAGCTAGAAATAAAGCCTTGGCGGTTGGATTATCCATACGAAACTGTATAGAATATTCTGCCCCATCAGCTTTGGCATCACATGCCATAGACCTACCAGCTACATTATCAAAGCGATAGGTTGTATTTATTTTAGGCCATAGAGCCTCTACGTTTTTTATAATATATGGTTCCATTTATCTCTCCTTCTTTCTATATTATAAGTCTTCATCTAGTTCAGCTAGTGAATCTTCGTCCACCGTTTCTTCGCTACGTTTACTAGATACTTTAGTCAATGCGGTGGCTACGTCTCCAACACGAAACCTATAAGTATTACCTATCTTTACATAGGTATCTTTTGGTATGTGTTTTTGACGTACCCAGGCACGAACAGTTGATACGGACACACTAAAATGTTTAGCTACGTCCTCTATTGGTACAAAAGGTTCATTCATGCTTTCCTCACAGAAATTGTTAACTCTTCTTCAATCTCTAACCCCTCTGGTTTGAGGTCAGGATTCTCTTCCAGAAACTCTTTCATGTTCGCCTGATTGATACGTTTGTCTAATAACTGAGGTGCGTTCTGCTCCACAATAAGCTTGTGTATGGCATCCCATTCACTGACCCAGTATTTCTTTTTAGCCGAACGAAAGAATAGTCCTTCCGAAGTTCTCACGCTTTCTACATTGTGGTCTTCACAATGATCTAGCATTGCCTGTTTTATTATATCTAACTGCCGTGTAAGGTTGCCGTCTTCTTCCTTATACTTGGCTGACAGTATAGATCTCTCTGCTCGTATACGTAGATACGTTTTTGCCAATTTGTCAGGTGTTATCTTGTCACCCATATCTCTCTCCTATTTCTTATTATGTAATAACATATAATAGTAAAAAGTATCTTAGTCAAGTACTTCTTTGTAAAGTTCTATAAATTTTGTGTGTACGTTTATTTTTCTATCTAATAGTCGGTATACGTGCTTTTCTGCGTCAGAACCTTGTAGTTGTACAACAGTGCATTTATGTGTCTGACCCGATCTATGTACACGTGCGTTTGCTTGGTCGTAGGTTTCTAACGAACTGGTTGGCCCCCACCACACCACTGTGTTAGCTCGTGTTAACGTGACACCATGCGCAGCTGCTTGTGGTTGGATCACGAGTACCTGTGGATCAACATCCTGTTGGAATTGTTTAAATATAGTAGTCCTCTTATGCGCAGGTACATCTCCACGTATGACCTCTGTTGTTATACCCTCTGACCGTAATCTATCTGTAAGTATATCTATGGCGTGTTTAAAAGGCACAAATACAAGAACCTTTTGACTAGACTCATCAATTACTTCGCGTAGCACCTTGTATCTATTGTTTATGTCAAACTGCAATACATCGCCATCATCTGTATACACTGCACCTGCTGATATTTGTAATAACTTGTTAAGAGTCACAGCCGCGTTTATAGCTGTTATCTCCTCACCTGTGATTTCTAACACAAGTTTTGTTTTTAATTCTTTGTAATATTTCTTCTGTTGCGCTGTAAGCTCCACCTGTCTCTTAGTGTATACCATCGGTGGTAAGTCTAGACACTGATCTTTTGTAAAACGTATGGCAGGTTGCAATGCTCTGAACACTACATCTGTAGCGTTTGGGCGTATCTTCCATGTAAACTGAGAGACTTTAAACATCACCATATCTTTAAACGCACCAAAAAATCTTGGCACTCTGTTAGGACTAACGAGTTTTGCTAGACCATATGCGTCTGTAGGGTTTTGCGCAGCGGGTGTGCCTGTCATCATCCACAGCCACGTGTTATCGTGTATTAACTGACGTAGTAATTTCCAGCGCCTTGTTTGGGCGTTTTTGTAATGTGTGGCTTCGTCCACAATAATTAAATCAAACCCACCTTTTTTTAGTTCGTCTAACACAATGCCAATACCATCGTAGTTTATAATCACGTAATCTGCGCCTTCTTGCACGATCTTCTTACGTTTATCTGCTGATCCATGTGCTACTGACACAGTTCTATGTGTTGCGAATGTAAACAAGTCATCACGCCATGCGCTGTCCATGATCGACAGCGGGCATACTACAAGCACCCTGTTTATGATTCCTTGTTTCAGTAAAAAGTCTGATGCCCATATGGCACTTGCTGTCTTGCCTGTGCCTTGTTCGTTGAAACAAAAACCTTTCTGGTGTATGGTAAGGAATGATGAAGTCGAGACTTGGTGGTCAAATGGTTGGTATCTTCCTGTCCATATGTATTTTACTTCTATGGGTGATGGTGATTTTATACCTAGCTGATTCAGGATCTGTGCTTCTTCAAGACCCCACTTAACTACAACTTCGTTATTCCCTACCTTTTTACTTTTAGGTATGGCATTTGTAACTTTGTCAGGGTCACGTAAGCGTAGACGTAAAGCCTTGTTGTCTATTATCTGCATGTCTCTCTCTCATTTTTATATTTATTTTTTATTTTTAGTTTTAGTTTTTGTTAGTACAGACTTTATAGTCTTTGCTTGTTTCGCATGGGTCTTCGACGCTTTGCTTAGACCCTTGGCTACTTTCTTTAGTTTGTTTTGTATCTGTCTAGTCATTTTTTCTTGGTCGCCCCCTTTTTCGCTTCGTGTTTGGCTCTGAGTTCTTGCTTTGCTCTTTTTGCGATGGCGGCTTGCCTTGGCTTTCCTGCGACTTTGGCTCTTTGCTCCACCACAGTAAGGATTTGAATCTTCCTAGCATATGGCTTATTAATGCGCTTAACCTTACGAGCAGTTGCTTGGGCATCTGCCACAGTGGCAAACTTAATAGGGACTGTATCTTTGGGGTTTTCATCTGTGTAAAGCCTCCTTCCTGTTCCTTTTGGTTTCTTACCTGTTCCTGTTTTAGGGTCTTTCGTCATTTCTTTTTCTTTTTCTGTCCGTTTCTTGCTCTGTTCTTTGAAGGACTCTCTAACTTTGTGCCGTCCTTGTTCGAGCCACCCTTACTTAACATCTTATTGTGCGATACATCTTTGCCCTTACGACTTATACCCTTCTTGTCATAAGATCTTCTAGCACGTTGACGCTCCATCCTATCTGGGTGTTCACCACGCTCCTTCTGCTTTTTATATTCTTTCTTGTAGGGTCTAGGTGACTTCGTGTATGGCATCAGTTGCTCCCATTGTATACGCACTCTATTACCGCGCAGTGTTTACGGCATAACCCACTAGGTCGTGCGTTCCACGTATCATTATCGTGAGCTATCTGCATACGCTTAAAACTAGCTAACCATTTATCCCACAGGTCTGTCAACATATCTATAGTGTACTTTGCTTTTATAAACTTCTTAGCAATCACATACATCAAAGCCGCGTTGACTTGTTTTACTGAGGGGAAGTGTTTAAATGTAGCCATAGCCATAAGCTCTAATTGTCCTTTATCTGCATACTCCGCATTCCGTCCAGTCTTATAGTCTACCACCCATGCTTTTGTATCGTCAACTATTACTAAATCTGCTATCCCACGCCACCACACATTCTTGTCGCTAAACCCACAAGGTTCAAGCTCTGCGGTTAGACCCATACGCATCTCTGTAAACTTGTTACCCTGCTTACGTTCAAGTGCCTCCAGGGGGCCTTTGAGGAAAGCAAACTTTTCTGGTACTGGTGTGCCATCGCTTATAAAGTCCTCCGCTACACCATGTAACTCTGTGCCGTAACGCATAGCTTCTGTGTACGGTTCTTTATAATCTTTTGCTATCTTCATATGGTAGAACTGCTTGGGGCATTGCTCAAATGCCTTGATTCTACTATATGACCACGGTGCTATACTCAACCACATTCTCCATAAGATTTGCCTTTACCCGATTCGCAATCTATCGGTAGACCTTCTGCCCACTCAGGTGGTTGGCGCATACATTCTTCGACGTATTTCTGTGCTTCGTCCACCTCTTCGTCTTTGACACAACACGCTATACTGTCATGCACTGTCAAGACAACTCTGTACCTCTTCGCTATTTGTAACATTTGTTCGCCAATAATGCAACGAGCTATAGCTTGGCATACGTTCTCTATTACCTTACCGCCATATATACGTACGCGACCACGTCGTGTTTTGTAATCAAAGTCATACTTACCATCATCAACAGTAAACTGTAAGTCGTCATAGCGTAGACGCAAACCAGAGGGTAGTATTATGTCCCACTCTTCCGTGCCTAAGACCCCCTCCTTACCAAAGGCATCCCCATCTTTTAAGAAAAGTTGAGCATTAGCCCATAGGTCTTTTATGTCTGAGTTTGTTTCTCTGTACACCTGTATAACACGTCGCGCCTCATGTAGCTCCATATCAAACCCAAATGTCTTAAGTTGATTTTGGAACTTCTGCGCACCCATGCCATACCCTGCCCCTAAAATCGTGGTCTTACCAACAAATCGTTGGTCTTTTGTTACGAGGCTCTCTGCTACACCATATATTTTAGATGCCATATTCTTATATACGTCTTCACCGTTTGCAAACGCTTGGGTCAAATCGTCCTGTTCGGCAAGCCACGCCAATACCCTCGCTTCGATTTGTGCTGAGTCAGCATCTATTATAGAATATCCTTGTGGTGCAATTATGCCACGCTTTAGCATGTTTGCATTTGCGCCTCGGCTGGGTAAATTTTGTAGATTTATCTTATCATCACCGCCCCAACGACCTGTATGTGCCGCATAATATCTAACAGGTACAGGCAATAAGCCACGTTTCGCTATATCGATAAATCTTTGCGTCCGTGTTTCTTCAAGTGTGCTTTTATTACCCAACCTGGCTGCAACAAGTGATTGAACCCTTACGTCCTGATGTGTTAACAGGTGTTTAAACTTTTCGTCTGACTTAGCAAAAGCCCATGTCTCCTTGCCTGTGGTGGGGCTTATCTTCTTAGGAGGTGACACATTATATGCAGCAAGCAGCTTTGCAAATTTGTCGTTACTCATCAGATCTTCTTTAGACGCACGAGCATCCATAAGTAACTCTTCCTTGTGTTGACGTGTGTTGCTGAGATGATCTTCTAACAAGTCCAAGTTCAGATCCAAAATAGGCTCTACGAACATACGCAGTGATACGTCAATCAGCTTGAGTTCTTTCTTTGGAAACCCCTTTGCCATGATTGTGAACAAGTCATATGTCAGATCTACGTCATTTACAGCATAGTCACCTAGTCGCGCCAATTCTTCGTTAGTAAAGTCCTGCCTGTGTTTATCAAGGGTATTCTGTATCTCGTCACCCTTCTCACCCACACCGTATCTTTCTGATAACGCTCTTAGCGAAACACT